AAAAAAAAGAGGAGGCAAAAGCCTCCCCCACCATTCAAGGTTTTTTTATAAAAAGTTTAGCTAGCGATACCGCAAACGTAAACAGTGCTTACAGCATCTGCAGAAGTAGCGTCAACAGCATAAGCCACAAGAGGCTCATCTGCAGCTGATCTTTTTATCAATTTTCCGCCTGAACTTGAGATAGTAAGTGCATCTCCAGCGACAATAGCTCCAGCAGAGCCATCAACAAGTGCTTCACAGATTCCACGTACACAGACATCTACCTTGTCTCCTTCTGCAGCAGCAGAAGATTGAAGAGAGACACCTACGGGAATAGGATGTGTTGCATCTGCTTTACAAACAAGATAACCAAGTTGTCCGTCTGAAGCAGCGTTTACAACGTCAAGAGAAGCACAGGCATTTGCAGGAAGACCTACAGAAGAAACAACGTATTTTTCAACGCATCTTCTGTTCATTACTGAAACAGAATCTTCGCCTACGTTACTTTCGTCAAGTCCGAATAATTTTTGAATTAATGATGATGTTGCCATGATAACCTCCTAGAATGTTTCCGCATCAAATAGTACACCGCAAGAACCAAGATGGTCAGCGATAAGTTGCATTTTAACGTAGATTTGAGCAGCTCTAGCAGTTGAACCTGTAACGTGTTCGAATGGGCTTACAGCAAAGTCAGCGTCTTTGTGGAAACACATTTTGATAGCGTCATAGTTCAAGAAATAACCAGACAAGAAAGCATTACCGAATGCAGCAGAATTGTAAGCAAATCCAAGTTCAAGGTCTTGCTCAACAACAGCTCCACCGAATGCAATCTGCATACGACCAGCGTCAAGTGTTTTCTCGTTAATATATCTTTCTTGATTAAACAATGCTCTACGATAGTTAGCCATTGCAGCTTCAGAAAGAAGAACACACTGAATATCTCCGATAGGTGCTACAGATCCTGCTTTAATAGCAATTTCTTGCATACCACGAATACCGTCTGTACCGAAAGCAGCACCTACGTCAAATACTTGGTTTTGCCAACCAGTAGTTGAAGCATAAGTAGTCTTAGAAATTCCACCAACAGTGTTAGATTGTGTTCCAATAGTTTCAGCTTCAAGGAATCCACCAGTTTGGTTTCCAGCAAGTGTGTTTACAGAAGAAAGAACAGTTGAAGTTCCTGCAAGAAGTTGCTTGTTAAGTTCACGTCTAAGAAGTGACATAACAGAACGCATTCTAGCTTCAAGAATCTTAACAATAGCTTTTTCTCCGCTATTTTCTAATTCTTCTTTTTTTGTAATAACGATGGGTGCAGTGAAGTCTGCCCATTCGTAGATTGCAGGACGAAGAACGTCATTTACTGCAAGATTTACTGGCTCATATCCAGTAGCAAGTTCTGTGATTGAAGAATGGTTTTCCAAAGCAAGTGGTCTTTGGATTTTGATACCTCCGTCTTCATATTCTATACCGCCCATTTTCTTAGCGTTGTCGAGGAAAGCAGTCTTTTGAAATAACTGGTCGACTTCACCGTCTCTAATGGAATATAGCGTAGACGAAAGCAAATCATTTGATATTGGCATTTTACGCTCCTAATTAAAAAGTTATAAATTTTGTAAGATTAACATCTCTGCTTTTGTCGTGTTCTCTCCATGAGAATGACCGAAACGGAAAGTTAGCCCTACAAGTATTCCATATGGAGGTTGCCGTACTAACGTCTTTCCTACTACTAAATAAAATGTAAAATAAAAAGTAGTAACTATAGGAGAGAGACCTGGACAGAGAGAGAAGACCCTGTCCAGAAAGAAAAAGATTATCCTTTAGAAGAATTAGTCTTATGCCATTGAAATGCTTCCCAAGCAGAACGAAACTTTGGTGTTCCTGATGGAGAAACATTTCTTCCTGTAGAAGTTTTTTTATAATTATTTCTTTGGTTAGCTTTTCTTTGACTTTGTTCTTGCAATTGTTGAGCAGCTCTTTCTTGCGTTACTTTTGATTTTATAATATAGTAAGCATCTTCAAGTTTTAGCTCAGGTCTTTCCATCAATAACTTAGCAATAGGCATTTTAAGTTCTGGAGAAGTCAAGTCAGGATTCTGAGATTTAAATCTATCCAATTCCATCTGTCTTTTTTCTTGCATAATCTGCTGTTGGGCAGGTTTCATCATTTCTTGCAACATAAGCGCAGCTTGTTTTTGAATTTCTTTTTTCATTCCTTCTTCAGTGTAAACATCATGCTCTTCTTCTGTAGCATATTGTCTCATTTGCTCTAACATTGGATTATTAGCAATTCTGTCGTTTTGTTGGAACATTTTTTCTTTAATTTGTTCAATTTCCTTTCTTTGTTGCGCTAATTCCTGTGTTTTTCTTGTGTAGGAAGACCTTAGATTAGCCAAATGCTTTCTTACATCTTCTGGAACGTTTTGCATCCAATGATGAAGAGGTTTCATGCCTTTATAATTGGCATCTTCAGTGAATTCTTCCACATCTTCATTATTTAAATTTAAAAGTTCATCAATAGAAAGCAATTCTTGCTCAAGTTCTTGGACTTGTTCTTCTAAAGTTGGTTCTGTGTTGGTTTGTTGTGTAGTCTCGTTAGTAGTATTGGTTTCTACGGCAGAATCTTCCACAACAGTCTCTGTTCCTTCAACAGAGGTGGTGTTGTTTTCATCGCTCATTTTCTATATGCTCCTTTCTTCGCATTAGGGTTAGTTGTTTTTTTGCCTTTCGGCCACAAATCCTTACAAGCCCAATATGACGCAGTTAATTTAGATTTTTTCTGGTCACATTTGTGTCTTGCACGGAAAGACTTTTTTGCGCTTTTAGAATAATTATGTTTATATCCTTTAGCGCCATAATGTATTAACTTTTCTTGCCCACCTTCACAAGCCTTTACCATTTTTTTCTTTCCAGCTCTATCAGAGCGTCTAGGCTTGTTACAAGGCATTGATTTTTTATCAGCCATTATTGATATTCCTGAGATATTTGAATAGAAACTTTAGTACAAGTTTGGGTTGAAGACTGAGGTGTCTTTACTGTAAAATATAATTTATCAGAATTTGTATAAATAGGATGTGAAAGATGAAAAACTATAACAGTATAAGCTGTTCCTGATATTGTATAAGTTCCATCAGACATTTTTCCGTAGTCAAAACTAACAACTTCTGTAAAAGAATCATTTGTTGAAATTAAAATCTGAGCATCTTCTTTATTTGTGTTAGATGGAGCAGTTCCAGCTCCTACACAGACTATTTCATCTATAACAAAATAATCTTCTTCTCTATCAACTTGAAGATTTAAATCATCCAAATCTAATTCAAAATATTCTGTCAAATCCCAAGCATTATCAAAAACAGCATTGTTGTTTACGGTATCAGCAAAAGCAACGTCTTCAGTATGCTTATAATAAGTTCTTGTTGGTGGCATTATTTTCTCCTTTTTAATGGTTTAGCTCTCTGACCAGAAGCCTTTCTTCTTTGTTGAGCTGTTTTTTGTGATTTAGATAAGGAAGATGCTGTTCTTGGTGTTTTTTTAGAAACTTTTTTTGTAGGACGACAATATTCTGACTTACCACCAGAACCACAGGCCTTACCTGTTTTTGTATCTTTCCATTTTTCTTTTTCCCATCTTTTAAGATTAGAGCCTTCTTTAGTTTTGCGAACTTGACCTTTAGACTTTCTGCACTTTGCAATGGCCTGTGAGGCTCTTGCAGACGGAAACACTTTATATTGTGCTTTTACCTTATTATAACAAGCATCTTTTTTAGACATAACTATGTCCTCCTTATCCTCACTTTTTGCCGTAACCTTTTTTCTTAGGTTGGGCTTTTTTCTTTTTTAATTTTGTAAAATCTGCTTTGGTAATCTTCTTTTTTGGCTTTGCAACAGCAGCAAGTTTCTTTTGTTTTGTTGAATATTTTTTATATGGCATGGTATCTCCTATCTAACCAACTGTACAGCTTCTGGGTATTTATCAATAATATCGGGATATTTATTGAAAAGTTGTTTTGTATTAAGTTTTTTGTTTTCTTCAATTTCTTTCTTTAATTTTTCGGCAAGTTTCTTATTACCTTTTTGGAGAGCATTTTGATAACCCTCAGTTAAACGGTCATTGACCTCTCTTAGAATCTTAGAATTAAATCTTGGAGAATTAAAATCTTCTTTTGTTAAGGATGTGGGCAAACTTGGAATCTCCAAAGCATCAAGCTCTTGTTTTCTTTCCTGAGACCTTCTATAAGTCTCATCTTCTTCCATTTGACTTTGTTCCTGCTCGTATTCTTTATTTCTACGCAGCCAATTAGACCTATACTGCTCATAAGCTATGTCATGCTCTTGAGGTCCTTCAAGCGTATATTTTTGGGTTTCCTTAAATTCGGAACGAGACATCATAGGTTCAGGTTTTTCTTTTCTTTTTTTATCTTTTGGCTTGCAACCTTCGGGTCCGCACCCTCCAAAAAAAAGCGTTAATAAATTTGGTGTCATTTTATAATCCTATTATCTGCAAAATATAAGGAGGATAACTTTGTCCAGCTCTTACCCTAACAGTTTCGTTTTGGGTTTTCTTAATTTGTATTTTAAAAGAATATTCTTCACCATCAGTCATCTGAACAATCCACTGCGCTGTAATTACCTGACCAGAATATGAAGGATCAGGAAAAAGATGAAACATTCTTTCCGATCCAGAAACATCTGTTCCATCTTCTTTTAATTTCATAATTATTTCTTCGACACCAGAAGAAGTTTTTTCAATCCAAAACTGAGCCTGAACAATTGCAGCTCGTCTATCAGCAGTAAAAGTTACTTCATTCAAAAAATCCGTATATGAAGTCGTTACGTTATGTGTGGATACCGTGTTAGGGTCTCCTATAACATAACCAAGAATCTCTCCAGGAACGGTTGTCTGAGCGCCAGAAATCCTTATTGGCATAATTAAACCCTAGAAGCAAAAAGAGCATCCATTTCATCATCGCCCATTTCTTCTTCTTCAGTCATTTCCTCTTCCATCTGATCTTCTTCTTCCATTGGAGGATTTTCCAAGAATCTTTTAAAATCTTTATTTTTTGCAAGAGCAGAAATCTTTCCAGCAAGCATCATTATGCTTCTGTCATCTTGGATATCTTCCATGTTGAAATCCATCTCTTCAGGAATCTCGCCTGCATCAACAGCCATGTTAATAGCTCCTTGAAACATTCCCAAAACACGAACAAAATCTGTAGGGAATTGCTGCACACCATCAGGAAATGAAGGATAATCAGGGGTTTGGTCGAAAAGAGGAAGCAATTTATTTGTTGCATCTACCAATCTATTCATAGCATTCTTTGAAAAGTCTCCAGTTGGAGCCATTTGAGCGAACATTTCATCATCAGATTGCTCACCTTCGCCCATCATAATCATAACTTCGGTTTCTTCAGGCTGTCCAGTAGGCATTCCCATAGCCATATCTTCAGAAAAGGCCATTTCGTCTTCCATTCTTCCTTGCTCAAATTCTTTCATTCCAGCATTTATTTTTTTATCAGGCATTTAATTCTCCTTACTTATTGATGTATCGTAAATTTTGTCTAATTCACCAGAAACAGCATCTTTTGCTGTCCAGGTTTCGGCCACAGCCTCTTCTTTTGTCTTACCAGACTTAACTTTTTCCAAATATTGGTCGGCTAACTGGTCTTGTTTTTGAATTTTTTCTTTTTGTTGGTTAGTTTTATCGCTCCACCAGTTTTTTGGCAAATCAGATTCAGCAATAAAACCCTTTTTTTCCATAATGGCACGTTCTTTGGCAGGATTATCTACAAATCTACCCAAAGAACCAGAAAAATAACCGTTTACACCCCATTTTCCTGTGGATTCCCAAGAAGAATGCTTTTGAGGCAAAGAAATTGCTGGCTGCCAATCACAACTTTGACAACTTTCACATGAATCTTCTAATTTTCTATCATCAAATGAAACAAAAGAAGAAAATAATTTAGATTGTTTGTGATTACAATGACCACATTTGAATTCATAAATAGGCATTATATAGACCCTCCACGTCTTTGCAATAGATTCTGAGCTAGTTGTTCAGCAGGTAGCTCTCCAGATGGCCCTATATCGCCAGCAGGCTGTCCCACATCACCTTCAGGTGTTTGAGGTATACCTTGTTCGGCTTGAGGTTGAGGTGGTTGCTCAACTTCCTCAACAAAATCTTTTGGAAAATCAAATAAACGAATAATTTCATCTTTAATTTTCTTTTGAGGAACACCAAGCTGTATAAGTGTACCAGCCATTTGAACCAAGTTATTTTTCTTTATAGAATCTGAAAGAGGTGTTGAGGCTTGATCTAAAGCTACAATTTTAAACTTTGCATCCAAATCTTTTACTGTAATTACACGAGGATAACCATCAATCTCTATGGTTGCTTTTTCATTATCTTCAGCCATCAAAGATATAGCTCTTAAATAAACTTTTGCCAATAATTCTAAAGAAGAATCTTTTTCTCTTGCCATCTTACCTATCTCAGATGCAGAATATTGAGCTAAGGCTGTAATCTCTGTAGCGGTAGCCTTTGTGGCTTCACCACGAGAGAATGGAGCCAAAATAGAACCTCTGTTTATATCAGCTTCAATCTGACCAAGATATCTATCAAAATTAGAAGATATAGCAGGAACATCTAAAGGTTTAATTATTCCTTCCAAAGATTGAGCATCAACAGCTACCATTGCACCATCAATACCTGCAGAAACTTTAGCTAAGGCTTCTTCGTCCAACGCACCTTCTTTGTATAAATACTGACGAGAATCACGACGCACAGCATTAGCCCAATAAGTTCTAAGAATATTTTTTTCATAAAACTGATCATATACACGGGCGACAGCCGACAAACCTTGCATTGGACGCTCGGGTTTACGAGCAAAATATAAAGGACAAATAGGAGATAAAGGTCTATCATCATAAGTCCTGAGAGGTATTTGAATTTTTTCCAATAGCTGCTCACCGTCTTTCCAATTCGGTGTCCAGAAATATAACTTATCATAACTTAAATCGTAAAATTCCACAACCTGAATGTAAAGATAATCATCAGGCAAATCATCAATCTTTCCACCATAATAATTATTTCTTTCTGTATCAAAATAATCTTGCTTTGCAATAGGAGAAAAATCTTTAGCACCAAATTTAGCTTTGGCTTCAGCCATTGTTAAATAATAAACATGACCGCAAAATCTCTGAGAATCCCAAGAAGTAGCATCCATATCACAAATAATCTCCCAAGGAGGTATCGCACGGATGTCAACCTTTTCCAACATATCCTCAGATTCCTTTGGAGATATTTTTAAAAAAGAATTTGGATAAATTAAAGCAAGTCTAGAAGCTATCTCTATCTGCTCACGCTTCTCAAATAAAAAACGATTTACAACCTCTCTAGCCATGTCAGAATTACCCGAAGTCATAGCAGGGTCTTTACCTACCACAACAGCAGGAGAACGCGAAAAAAGGGAAGCTATAAATCCTTCAACATAAGAAAAACAATCCGCTGTCTCAACACGAATCATTCCATCATTATATAAATTATCTTCCCAAAACTTATTCTCATAAGAATTTTTATATTTTTTTAATTCTGGTCTGCAATGCTCATAGTATTCTTCGTGTTCCATAAGAACGGTACGAATAAGGCTAACTATCTCTCTGGCACTTCTCATATGAATCTCCTATATCCCTTAAAATGTAAAAGTAAAAAAGTAGTAACTATAGGGGAGAGGGTAGGTCTGGACAGAAGAAGAAAGATTATAAATATCTTCTATGATTCTTTACACCAACACCCGCATTATCTATAATTCTTTTGGCTCTCTTATCCCTAACCCATTGTGGTAAGTATAAATCTTTTTTTATTGTAACGCTTTCCAAACACCAATAAGCTAATGCCATAGCCATAGCAGAATCGCTGTGACCTTCAGCATCGGAATCTAAAAATTTAATTCTTCCTTTCTCATCTGTGCCAATCGTTCTCAGCTGGGCAGAAGTCGTGGAATCTAACAAACGAATCTTTCCCAACTGAATATTCTTTTTTAAATTCTCAAATACCAAAGGCTTTGTTTTGGCTGTTGTTAAGAAATCTTTATCTGATTCTTTCCAAAGCTGATGGCAACCTTGATGGCCTAATTCATTAATTGTAGCCAATCCAAAACTGTTGGCTTCCACTAACACAAGAGCAGAATTATATCTTTCAGATATTTCAAAAATAAAATCTGCAATACGTATTGGTGAGACTTGATTTGAACGCCATATACACACAGGTTGATTTGTAATTTTATTTACGCAAAATATTACAGAATAATCTCTATTTACACCACCACCAACATCAACGCCTATTGCATAGCTGTGATTGGGCTGAGGGTCTTCAGAAATCCACCATTCCTCACCATCATGAGGTAAAATTTCTATTTCTTCAAAATCTTCAAAAGAAAAATATGTTGTGCCAGCTATTCGATAAGCCTCATCTAAATCTACAGGATATTCTCTTGTAAATTTATCTAATCCTAATTTTCCTACTTTTCTTCTACGCCATGCTATCTGTTCTTTATTAACACCAAATCTTTGAATTAAATAATCTTCATATTCTGTCAATTCACCTAGATGCTCTGTAGCCTTTAAAGAATATTCTTTATGTTGAAACCAAGGAAAGAATAAATAATTATATTCTACTTGTCCTAATTGTTGACGCATGATTTCTCGATGTAAACAATCATTATAATAATTTGCTGTAGATTCTATAATTATTTGTCCTTCGTTTACAGCAGATATAGCTGTAGCTTTTAATTCTTCTGGATTATCTGCAAATGCATATTCAGAAATATGAATTCTATTTGCTGTAAAAGAACGTAATCCTTCTGTTTGCGTAGAAGCTACAGCTAATATTCTTCCACCATTTAAAAATTTAAATTCTGTAGCATTATCTTGTTCTAATTCTCTTTGAAGCGCTTTAGGTAAATTATAATAAAAAGATTTATGCATCTTTAATATTTGTTTCGATGAAGCTAATTTATGGCTCAATACAGCGAATGTAATTTCATCCTGGGTAAGATAAGCCTTAGCAAATAAAAAAGCTGAAATAATAGTGGTAGAGCCAATCTGACGGGCTTTTAAAATTAAACTATCTGCATCAGAATCTAAAGATTTTAATATTTCTTTTTGTTCTGCATTAAGAATTAAAGATTGCTTTTGTCCCTTTTTATTTATGATTGTAAGTTTTTCGATAAAATCTATGAGGGGCATCTGATTTAATTTTTTTAATATTTCATCATTCACAGTTGCTTACCCTGTAATTTCTTTGGTGGCCTACCTCTTTTTTTCTTTTTAGGTTGTTCAGTGGGGTTGCCAAAGAAAGCTTCTAAATCTTTTAATTCTTTATCTTGTTGTTTAGATTGTACGGTATCTCGATGGCCATACTTTTCTTCATAGTCTTTTATTTTTTCTAATATATCTAATATATCTTTTGGTTTAAATTTATTCTCTGTTTTGTAGGCCCAAAGTTCTGACGC